TACCTTGCGTGTTAATTAGTAATCAATTTGAAATGCTTTCTTTTTTTATTTTTTGTAGTCTTTTAAAACCTCTGAGGGAATCAAACCCTCTAGCTTATAACTTACCTAGGATATAAGTAGCTACGCAATCATGCGAGGTCTAGTCGCTCCGCAACCATTTTTAAGTTAATGAGTGATATATGAATGCTAAGCCTACTGCCTACCCCATTCTGGGACACAAACACTCAAAGGAGAGGGGAGGACTTGAACCTCCAAGACCATTACAGCCCCCTGACATTACAGGTAACCATCTACCAATTCTGAGACCTCTCTTTTCATTTCTTGATACTACCATTCTAACAGATTTCAGACTTCATGCCTGTACAGTTACTATCATTTACTATCAATTCTGTAAGAATAACATCAAGCTCATTTACCGCCTGTTTCTTCAAACGGTAGTATGTAGGAGAACTCATCCCTCCCATGCTATCACAGATATCATCAACGTACATCTTATTGATGTAGGTCTTTCTCAAAATAGTTCTATGTTTTGGATTTTTAAGCCTGTTGATCATTCGACCTAATTCAAGTTTTCTGTTAATGACCTCTTTAGTATCCTGCTCTATAGCCTCTTTCATCACTACCAGCTGTGTATAGACATCATCAACTTTTCTGGTCTGGCCACCTTGGGCTTTGACATCAGTCCACTTTGGACTTGAGAGCAAACCTGCCTCAAGCTCATTGATTTCATCTATACGGCTTTGGATGTCCATGTCTAGATCCTGCAGCTCTTTCAAGAGCTCTTTAGCCTTGTTCACTCTCTGTCTCCTTTGTGATATAATAATAGTGTGTTAATTATAGCTGAGGCAGAGAGTGTCTTAGCTTTTTTTATTACCAGGTTATGTGAATTTTCTTGTTAGAAACGAAATCTTGTCCAGTGAAAAATTTTTAGATAGATAAAGCTTATATTTGACAGTAAAGCCAGCTCCTAATAATTCTCTTAACGCTTCCAACGTTCTTTCATCTCCTAATCGATTCCTGAGATATTCGTCTCTAACTGACCAAACATCGATTAAATAACCTGTATAACCTTTTTGAGCAGAAGTTTTTAGTTTTTGTTCTAGGTTATATTTCTCAAAATATCGCTCGAACCATTTTGAGTGGCTTTCTGAGCTTAATTGCTGCACTTCATCAAACAACGTCATTTTAACCCCAATCTTTTATTTTTATAATCTTGAAATTCCGTAGTATTCATAGCCACAATATTCAGAGCAGAAACCGTATGTATTAAAGTATTCATCAAATACTCCAATTTCGCTATCGCAGACAGGACAATGCGTCCTACGGTATCTTTCTTCTTTGTTCAGACCGTTCAAAATTTTCTTTTTGCGTTGACGTTTATTCATAGGTAGCCTCCTACGCTTTCACTACTGGGAAATGAATGTCGCCAATCACTAGGGACCCTACGCTATAATAATAGCCGTTATGTTCTGCCTCACAGTTGGCAATAGCTACAGGGTTCTGATTGTGGAAGATAGTTACTTTGTTTTTATAGCCCGTTCCCCAATGGTCAGGGATTTCTTTAGGTTCCCCAATTTCAACATCAGTAATCACAGCATCAAGTGATACATCTTGGAACTCCCCACCTGCTGAGGCACAGCAATCACTTTCAGACATCTCGATAGTGACCTTTGTGCCATCTTCAAGTAGCAGAAAGTCTTTGTCCCATTTCACGATACGCTTATAGAGTAACAACTCTTTAAGTTCTTCCAGTGAGCCGTATCTTGCATTTCCCCAATCAGGCTCATAGTAGTTTGGTAGTTTAATAGTTTCTGTCATCTTAATTTCCTTTTTTCTTCAAATACTCAGGTTGCTCGTAAACATTACCTATAACTTCATTTTCTTCAATTTCAGTCCATAAATTTACTGCTTCACTGCCTGTATCAATTACCCAAGCTCCTTCAAGTTGCTTAACAACCCCTATTATTTCCTTGTCATACTCATAAAAACCGCCCACTTCGTCAGCTCTTCCAAAAAATCTAGTGGTTTTCACAATGTCGCCTTCAAAGATCTCCTTGCCGTTCTTGTCTTTGAGTCCTGTTGATTGCATGAGGATTGCATTCCCAATTTCAACTTCAAACACTTCCTCTTCTACTGGAAAGCCGTCTTCCCAATAATATTTTTTTAAAACAACGGTCTCGTTTTCAAAATCAATACCTTTAAGGTCATTCGTCATGGTATCTGCCTCTGAAATCCACGCTCTGTATCTTACTGTCATACTAAATCCTCCTCTTTCACAAACGTGCCGTCAATCCAACGGCCTTTTCTGTCTTTGATTTCTTGGTAAGCCAGTTCAAAACATTCATCGAAGCTATAACCAAGCAACCGACTGATTGATTTTAGATAACCGATTGAATGCGCTAAATTATATCGACACATTTTCTTGCCGATTAAATCCTGCCTCAATTGAAAACTACTAATCTCAGCACTTAACCATTTAAAGGAATCCATCACATCTTCATTTTCGATGAAACTTACTTCCTCAAAAATCTCCTGCACATCCGCTTTTATGAGCAACGCCAGACCAACAATCACGACTGCACAATCTCCAATGCTGTCCTTGGTTAGCTTCTCATTCTTCTTGAGATAGCCTGCGCATAACTCACCGAACTCTTCACTTAATTTTAAAGACTGCTTATCCAGCCGTCCACCGTTTTCAAGGTCACGGTCAATAAACCATTGTTTTACTTTGTCTATTGTAGTCATCTGTTTCATTCCTCCTTATCTAAAATCCATGCAATATAGACACAAATCAGAGCAAGCATAATGGAATCCGCCAAATTCCCTCTCACTCCACCTAAGATGATAATTTCAAGTATCTTCCAGAGATAGTCCAATACAATAAAATGGACAAATTGGGTTAAGAAGAAGTTATACTTCCCATTAAATCGAACTTTCATAACATCACCTCATCCCCAACTTTCACTTTCTCGTACACGTCCTTCGTAACAACGAACACCCCGTAATCACGTATCGTAAGCGTGTATAACTTGCCATGCCGTCCTTTTTCAACGACCTTACCGAATATCTCACCACCTGCGTTATCTGCCTTATAGATAACCATCGGCTTCTTCTCTTCCAAATCATAACTCATCACTCCACCTCTCCAATATCATCTTTTTTGATATCAACAACCTCTTCAAGATATTCCTTTGAACACCAATCGTATTCAACGCATTGTCTAATAAATCTTTTTTTATAAAAGCAATGCTCTATGTATGCGATTGGAAATAGCAAAGCAATGAAAGGTGAACAAATGATTAAAAATAAATAAATAGCACTTCCACAAACTTTTGAGTCTGCAATATATTCATAAAAATCTGCTAAATCTTTTATTTTTTTAAAATGCCTGATAAAAATAATATAGTTTTTTCTTGTCATTCTGTTAACTCCTCAAAGCGCCTATCTATTTTTGGGCTTATTTCTTTTGAAAATAGGATTTTTCTTTTCTTTTTTCTTCTGCTTGTGATATTCGCTATCTTTGTTAAAAATAATATCTTCATCTTCAATCAGTTCAGGAATGAAGTATCTAGATGGGTATTGTTCAGAGCGTTCCATCACTCAACCTCCTGAATTTCCATACCAGGACAATCAAACACCCAACTCATGTCATTTTCTTCTAGATCGGTTTTAGTATGATATCCTGAATAGAATACTTCATCATAGCTAGAGAAAATATAATCCTCATCTTCAGTGTGATAGTACAACTTTTGTCCGCTTGATTTCAGAGTTACAATATATTTCTTCTCTTTCTCGACCTCGTAGCCTAAAATCCAAGCTAGTGCGAATGTTTCTTGATTGCTTGACTTTTTAATCCATAATATTAAATCAAAACTTTGGTTGTTTTCTTTCATAAAGTTTGGATTCATAGCAGTATATAGACTAGTTGTCAGATGTTCTTTACAAACCTCAATCCAATCCGCCACACATTGCGGAACTTTGACTTTTTCACGTTCAACCATACCTTCAAGTTTTCCTTGCTCGTAACCCTCACACCATTTCGCATGACTGAATTCTTCCTCAAATTCACTCATGATAACTTTCAACCAAACCTCTCTGTTATGCAATGGCAATTCTCGCAATCGTGCTAGTATGTTCTTGAGATAGCGTGGAGCTTCGTCTGCATGACCTGTTTCTGGTTCGTCTAGTTGTTCAAGGATTTCTTTAACATCTTCCCACCAAACTGCATAACCTTGAAAATTGCCAATTATTGTTTTTCGTTCTTCAAATTTCTCAATCAATTCCTTAAGTTTCATCTTCCAACTCCTCAACTAACCTTGTGGCTTTCCAGATTTCCAAATTCTTGGCCATGGTTTACAAAATATGAACCAATCAGAATGGCGTCAGCTTCATCGTCTTTGACGTTCAGGTCAAATTCATCCGAAACCTTAGCAACGGCCTGCAGCTTCATCGACTTCTTGCTTCGGTCCTTGTAACTAAACTTCCAATACTTGCGCCATGTCGACACGTTCACGAAGTACACATTGTCAGCAATCAGTCGGCCAAGAATGATACCTGTCACAATTCCAATACTGATCATAGACTGCTGATTTGGTCCCATGACTGAGTTCTTCTCGACCACAATCGACTCAAAATGGCAGTCGTACTTCTGAAGCGCTCTCGATTGAATCGCTCGCAATTCACTAGCCATGAACCGTCCACGTTCAAAGAATGACTTGCTTTTATG